CCTCATGACATCCGTGGTGTCGTATTCCTCGTCAATGTCGTTCTTGGCTTCCTTCTCCAACAGGAGAAGTTCCGCCGCAGATACGCCGGGAGCCAGCCGGGAAGGCGGGTAGGGGATGCCCTTCTCGGTAATCAGCATGTCCCCGTGTTTGGCGTCCTTCACCCACTTGTAACCCTGCACCGTGGTGATCGGCGCGTCCGTCTGCTTGCTGACCACGTAAATGGCCTGCATCCTGCGCTTGTTCCGCTCCCGCTGCAATTCGACGGCCCGGAACGTCGGGCAGGTCGGCATTCCGCGCAAGGTCCGGTCGTGGGGAAGCAGAACGCATCCCATAACAGGTTCTCCGTCCGCATCGATGCCGTAAGGGTTTTCCTCCTCGGAAACCAGCTTCTTCCCGATGATGATTCGCTGCACCCGCTTCTCGACTACGCGGGGCCACAATTGGGCGGTGGCTCCATTGGCTTCATATTGCTTGACGGCATCCTCTGCCGCGCCCCTGGTCTCGAAAATCTCTTTCTTAATGGCTTCGGGCTGCGCCGGGTCGCCTGAAATCACCCAATATTCGCGCTTTTTCTTGTAAAGCCACGCCTCGATTTCCCAGATGTCCTCCGGCTCGTCCTCGATGTTCGCAACCGTCGGTTTGGGTCCGGAATCCGGCACGGCATAGTTGTCCTGCCCCGTCTTGCCGTCCGGGACGTTCTTTGTGGTTTCCTTCTCCGGCCCCTTGTAGGCCAGATCCTCATCCGTCACGTCCTCGTAAGCCTCTTTTGCGTAGGATTTCGTGACAAGATGGGCCTTTAAGATGTGCGATTCAGACAGCTTCCCCTTGTTGTCCCAATAAATCGTGTCCGGGTGTTCGTCCGTGAAGACGACCTTCCCGTAAATGCCCTTGCTGTCGTCAAACTTCGCGTCAATCCGGCCCATTCCGCCGATCTTGCTGTCTTCGATGAAGTTCTGTACGACGGCCGTTCCCCGGTTCTGGTCCCAGACGTAGGAAATGCCGCGCTGAAACAGTTCGGCCACGTACAGGTCGGACGATCCGATAGGCTTGCAGATCACTCCCGGCTTCTTCGCGGCGACGACGGCAACGGAACCCTGCACGCCCTTGGAAAGGTTGTTCAGGTTCAAGGGCACCTGATCCTTTTCCTGCATCGCCTTCTTGTCTTTGTCGTCCCATATCTCCGATTCCCGAACAGCCCGCCAGCCCTTCTCGTAAATCTCCTTTTCCCACCACTTGCGGTCGGGGTTTTCCAGAAAGCGTTTTAGAATCTTGTAGACTTCCAGCACTTTCGGGTTGATGTCGCCCTGCTGTATGGTTGTCAGGTCGATTTCAGGCACTTAGCCAAGCCCTCCCGCAATCGTGACGAGGTTCGGGTTTCGCTGGTACATGACGGCAACCTTGAAATCCTGGGTCAGCTTCATCACGTCGCCGTCCCGGTTGATGTCCATGTCCGGAATCGTCTGTTGCTGATCCATGAAGGCATCCAGAACGGCGGAAATGATGGTGTCCCGGTCCTCCTTCGGCACTTCCGCAAACTTGTAGTCATGCAGCTTAACGTAAACCGTTCGCCGCATCGTCGGGAGTTGATCCATTTCGACAAGTAGCGGCAGGATCTCCTCCAGTTTGTATCCGATTTCGACGTTCTCAACCCTGGTCGTGTAAATCTTCGTCGGGTCCAGGGGGCCGTAACGCTCGCCACGCAGGGCAATCGACGGAACCTTGTTGAAATGCTCCACCCAATGACGGAGTTCACCGCAGGCTTCCCGCAGCCTGCCGTCCGGTTTGAGAAGGGCCTTGCCCTTGGTCTTGTCCTTCCTCCCTATGCTGCCCATGCGCTGCCTCCCGATCCCTTCAAAAGCCTTTCCCGCCAGCCCTCCACGGGGGTACTCAGGGCCTCCGGCTTCGGCAAGTCCTGATCTCCCTGCAAGCAGAGCCCCGCCGCAATCACGCAATCGTCGTTGAAATCCTTGTCGGCCCCCAGGCGGTCGTTGTCGTCCACAACAAAGGTCGAGCACTCCTCCAACAGAAGATTGTCGTACAGGTACGGATGACCGGCCAGATAGTTACGCAAGTCGCCGCAGAGAATCTGCTTGTTGTCCCGGTTCTCGTTCCATCCGAATTGATTCAGGATGCCGCCCCTGACCTTGTTGGGCTTCGATCCGGCGTACACGTTCGCCTTGAGGTTCAAAAGTTCCTTCACGGTCGTCTGTCCCGCCCCGTTCCGCTCCGGAACAATCAGCGCATTCTCGTAATACCTAGCCAAGGCAAAGACCCGGTGAGCCCAGACGTGGGCGTCCGTCGTGTTCGACCGCATCCGACAAACAAATTCACGCGAGTTCCGGTCAAAAACATAGGCTACCGACCAGTCCCGGCCCAAGCCCTCCGAAATGTCCGTTCCCACAACATACCGGTTCGACCAATGAACATCGTCCCATTCACGGGACAGAAAATAGGGGAACCGCCACAATTCGATGTTGCCCTTATAGTCGGTCCGAAATTCCAGTTCCCGGCGCTCGTTCTCAAAGAGTCTGCCCGGCTCGCCCTTCGCCACATACCGATGCCCCTCAAGGACGCCGGCAAAGAAGCACGACGCCAGCGACGCCTCAAAACTGCAATAGAACTCCTGCTGCACAAGAGCCTCAAGCATCCCGGCTTTCCGCGCCTCGATAGCAAGGTGCTCCTGTTTGGTATCGACGACGGTCTTCAATTCCGAATACCAGTCCGGGTCGTTTCTGTGCTGCTGCCACAGGGTAAACCCGTGGTTCCGCCCACGAGGCGTGTAATTGAAAACGGCCCACCCGCCGTTCGCAATCAAGATCGGCTGAATCAGGTCCCACGCGATAGGGTTCTGTAGGGAATATTCGCTGAACACGCACCCCACGGGGTTCGTTCCCATGATGGCATCCACGTTGTCCGTCCCGACGACCTGGAAAATGGACTCGTTTTTCAACGTGATCTTCATTTCCTGGTTGTTCGTGTGCGCCCGCGTCTCCTCCGGGATGTGCTTCAGGTACTTGAAGCCGTCGTTATCCATCCCGTCCCACAAAACCTTCCGGCCCTGATTGTAGGTGGGGAACAGGTAAAAATACGACCCGACCCGCTTGAACGACTCCTTCACAATCAGATTCAGCAGCGTCTTATCCTTACCGGCACGACGGTGAATAATAGAAATGGCCCTCCTGTAACCGTCGTCCAGGCAATTGAACAAATCCCGCTGGTAAAAGCGCGGCGTGTAATTGAAAGGAATCGTTATTTCGGCCATACCACCCTATTTTCTAGGAATCCTTACAGTCCACGGCGCTTCAACAATCTTTCTGGCCGTCCTTTTGGCGCTCTCTTGCAGCTCCGAAATCGTTCTCTGTAGACTTGTATTTGTCCCGTTCGCCCTTCCAAGTTCCTTGGCGAGACTCCGCATCTGCTTCCGCAGAGCAATGGCTTCGTTCCCTAAACTCGTGTTGGCAACTTGTAGCCGCGCTATCTTCCTGTCCTTCCTTGTGATCTCCCGTTTCAACCGCTTCGCCGCAGCGATTAACTCATCCATTTCTGACCTCCCAATCAGATTCGGCTACCACCCTATTTTCGAGAACCACCCTTTTTTGACCCCCCGAAGATCCGCTCCCACTCCCGACGGTAGGAAGGGCTGATGGGGATGATCTTCACGGGAACACTTTTTGACATTGGAAATTACCCACCACCCTAGTTACCCGGACTCGCAAAACCTCCCCTATCCCCCCTACCTCGTCCGAATCCCGGTTCGGTTTTGATTCCGGAATTTCCCCGGTGTGTTCATCGCTTGAACACACTCGGCACGCGATTTGCTAGGTCGTCCAATCGTGCTACCGAACGTCTGATAACACTCAATATGTCAACTCGGCTATTCGGTCGTTTACTTAATCACTTTAGCTGCTTACGCTGTTTATGGCAGATTATGAATTACCGTTTCTGCCCACTTTTGGAGTTATCCACAGGTTGTCCACTTTCCGAGTGACACGATCCGGGTAGCTCAGGCACAATCACCTGGGCATCCTCTATCTCTGCGGGCTTGTCCCCGAACCTCTGAATTACGTTGATGGTGAGGCCGACGACGCCAGAACCGCTTATCTCCATCTTGTCTCCGTATTTATTGGGCTTTTCATGTGCCGCCTGCCATTTGATGGCGTCAATTGCCACTCGTCCAGCCTGTGGGTCAACCTTACCAGACAGCACATCTTGAACGATCTCGGCTATTTGGTCGTTTCTCGTCTCTGCCCTGTCCTCACAGGCGCGCGCGTAATCTTCCGCGAACACTTTGTCCTGTTTTAGCCACTTATAGATTGTTGTTACCTGCGGGAACTGTTTGTTTTGTTTGAGGATTCTTGTGAGCGGCTGGCCGTCTGCGATCAGGTTTAGTATTTCGTCGGCCACGTCTTGCGAATAGGGTATTGGAGGCCTACCGGTTGCTTTGGTCTGCTGTTCGGTCTCCGCCATATCTCTTGCCTCTCGGCTCGTGTTCGGTGCCCGTTGTCCGGGCACGCCCTGGCCGCATTGTTGCCGGTCGTCAGGGTGTTGTGTTTGTGCTAGGGACGGCTGTTGTGTCGTCCCTGAATGCCGCTCCTACGCTTGGTAGGTCGGTGCTCGATTGTTGGATCGGTCTGGTTACCTCATCCTGTCCTTGATCCTGTCGTCTCTTGCTGCGGTAACCGGGTCGGTGCGTCTACAGTCGCTTCGCCTACCGGCTACGCTCCAAGGTAAAATCAGACGGAGCCTTTATTACTATGCTGGGAGTCAACCGACTTTCTGAGGTGGGCCTTGAGGATGGTTTTATACTTGCGGATGATGCGGGATACATACTGCTTGGATATTTCTAAGTTTGCTGCGATTTCAACTTGTGATCGCTGGTGCAAAAAAAATTGTTCCAGAATGAATATTTCGTTGTTTTTGGTTGACTCGGCTATCTCCATTGTCACCTCCGGCAAATGGTTTGGGAGAACCTCGTGCTGTCTGACGTAATCCTGATTCGCGTACCGCTTTGCCTTTCGGCACAGCCTCACGCACCTTTCGCGGATCGGGCAATCTGTGCATATCCCGGTCGTCAACTTCTCAAATGCCTTTCTTTGCGATAGGACAGTTCTATAAACTCCCTGCGCTTGGTTTCCGCCTCTGGATCGTATTCAAGACCCTTGCGCGGCTTCCCTTGCAGCCTGTCAAGAATGGCCTTTCTGATCTTGTCCCTGAAATCTGATTGCAACGCCTCAGAGTTCGTGAACCTTTTCGTCTCAATATCCCTTGAGTCCTGCGCATATTCATCGCGGTGCTTGTCGTATTCACCCCTGTTTCTGTGGCACTCTCCATCAATCTCAATCGCCAACGTGATTCTAGGAAGGTAGAAGTCGAAGATGTAAGAGTGTTTCTTTGATCTGGACTGGATGACGTGTTGCGTCACAATCTCCCCGATATCAAGGCTGTGCGATTTGCGGATGTATGCGCGGGCCTGATAGAGGGCCTTTTCCGCTGCCGCTTCTCCGTCCGTGCGCTTTCGCAGGTTCATTGCCGCATAGCGATTCATCTGACTGCGCTTGATTGGCCTTCGGCTCATCTGTTCCTCCACTCCTCGCATTTCGAGCAGGCAATCACCGGCTACCCTTTCGATTCCACGTCCACCTCATAGCGCACCACCTGGACCGCCGGAATAGCCGCAGGAGCTTGTGCAGGAGGGTCATGGCGCTACCTCTTACTAACGACATAGAATGTAATTGTGTCTTTTCTTCCCAACTGTCTCCCGGCAACGACAACTCTGAGTCTTTTTGCTGCACGGTAAATGCTTTCCCGTTTTTCAAATGGAGCCTCGAACGAATCACCCTCGTTCAGGTGCGTAATGGTATCCACCCAGATGCTGTCTTTTTCGCATTTATACCCTCTCCTGGGCGCGATGTAGGTCATGGCGCTACCTCCACGAGTGATCCGTTGATTTTCTGTAGCTCCACTATTCGCTCCATCACTCCGGTTCGTCGGTGAAATTCGATTCTTGCCCTTGCCCTGGTATCTCCGAACTCCGGCTTACGTTGAACCATGATGCAGCAATCGGATTCCTGAGAGATGAACGACGAATCCCGGATGCTCTCATAGCTCAAATCCTCGTTGTGCCTGCCCTTTGTCGTGTGGCAGAGCAGGAAAATAACCAGATTGTTGTTGACTGCCAGGGTCTTGAGCCTCCGAATGATGGCCCCGATCTCCACGTCAAATTTCTTCGCCCGGGCTAGGTCCACGAGATAGTGCAGGTGATCGACAAAGACTACCCGCGTCCCGAATTTTTCCAGGCTCTCCATGACGCGATCTTCAAACCAGTCCATTGCCCGGGGCTTGAGCTTGGCGGGCATGTAGATCAACGGCATGGACGGGCTGAATTGGCTCAAGAACTGCCTTGCCGGGACTTCAAACGTAAACCAAAGCGGGAAGGTTGCCAACTTCGCCATGTTTCGGGTGATGGTCTGCGCCAACAAGGTCTTCCCGTTCTTTGTCGGGCCTGAGATGACGATCAATTCCCCGTCCTGAAACCCTTCACAGGCTCGGTCAATCCCGGGAATCCCGCTCATGGCGTTGATATAGACGGCCTCCTTTTCTGCCGACAGGTGCGCCCATAACTCCCGGCTGGTGACTACCCGATCTTCGCCGTCATACTCGGCAAGATTTCTTTTCTGCCCTGATTGCATTTATTTTCTCCAATGCTTCCGCCATGATGTCATTGCAAATCCTGATATGCAGGTCACAAAGGGCCACAACCAGCTTGTTTTTTCTGAACGTCGTCCGGATCTTTGAAAGGGCTCCTATTTCCGCGCCGTTAAATGAAATCTCCTGATGATAACCGTGGAGCATGGCGTCTAGGTGAAACTCCACGGGGTTGATTTCCATGGCCTCAACCGGCTGCATCTGTTTGGCCGTCATGCGGTCGTATGCTGTGGCCTGTGCCTGCTCTGTTTCGGTTAGGATCACCATGAGGGCTTTTTCTCCGGCGCTATGTTTGGTTTCGGATCGTCCTGTGCTCGTATGATCCAGTTTGTAATAAACTTTCCCCAGTTGCTTTTCCGTTTCTTCGGGTTAGACATAGCCCACGCTTCCGCCTTGGCAATCTCTTGCTCGACCGAAATACCCGGACCTATCTCCCGCCACTTGTCTAGCAGGTGGATAGGGATCCCCTGAAAGCGTGATCCGTCGAAAACAATTCCATTGCCGTTAGGAGAAATTTCTTTTTTACTTTTTTTCTTTTCAGAAGATGAAGAAGAAGAAGGAATGTTAGGTTCACCGGTAGGTGTGGCGTTAGGTTTGCGTTTCTCGTAATGTCGTTTTTGTCTTAAGCAGTTGTTTACTCTATCTTTTTCGTCCCGTAACATTCGCCGTGATTGCACCGTTAGGTTTCCGTTAGGATCGACAGAAATTTCACCAATTTTCCACGAATTGATGTAATCAAAAATGCGTTTTGCGTCCTCCTGAGACACCCTCAAAATCTTCGCCCATTGGTCGATGGTCCGCGTCAGCGATCCCCTTGTCTCTGACCACCAGAGCTTGCAGCATATCCGTATCCAGGCACCCTCGATTTCAAGGGGATGCTCCTCCAGGTCGCGGGACCAATCGCCCGGATAAAATTGAAACGCCGGTGCTTTGCCCACTAAAACGCCCCTCTAAGCTCTTGATGATATGCCGTCAATGCCAACCCCAACGCCGCCCATTCGTCAGCCCTGATGCCATACGTGGGGCCGGGAGTTGCCTTCTTGCCCTGTGGTCCCACCTTGTCGATAAGGGCTTGGCGGACATTGGCATCCTTGGCTCTGACTGAATTGCACAGAAACAGCTTGACTTCTCGCCTTGGGATTAGCTCAACAGGCATTCCCCTATTTTCTGCCGTCTGTTGGAATCTCCCGATCCATACGCACGTTTCAAAGACTTCTTTTCCGACAGGCATCCCGTAGCTCGCTATCATTTC